TATTTATTGCAAAAGACCATCATTATAATATAAATCAATTTAATGAACTTCAAGTTGGCGATAATATTAATATAAGAGTTATTGGACAAAGGTTTGAATTAAATGATAAATATGTTTCTGTTATTGGTGAATTAGTTAAAGAAAAACCTGATTATACTAACAAGCCAAAACAACCTACTAAACCCCGACTAGTTATTGAAGACTAAAAATAATGATAAAAATTTATAATTTTTTATATTGATATAAAAACAACACAACTTATATATTAATAATAAATGGAAGCAATAATATTAACTAATGATATTAATAACTATTCAGTTAGTGAATTAAATTATTTGAGGGAAACTATTGAAAATATGAATAAATTTAATCAAGTTGAGGTTTTACGTATTTTTAATAATCATAAAGATGTTACTTTAAATGAAAATAAATATGGAATACATATTAATCTATCTGAACTAAAAAAAGAAGTTCTAGATGAATTATCAATATATGTTAAATATGTAAATACTCAGGAGATTACTCTAAACACAGTCGAAAAAAAGAAAGATGATTATAGAAATACATATTTTACAAAAGATATTAAAGATAATGCTAAAAAATAATATAAAATCATGATTGAAAATACTATTGACTATAATCCTTATATTTTAAATGACAATAACATAATAACATATTTAAAATATAAATTAATTAATACAACAATTAAAACAAATAATACTTTAGAACGTGAAATAAAACCCCAACATGTTAAAGAATCAATTTTTTTCCCAAAAGAACAAGATTCTTTATTTTGGTGTTATTATATTATTTCTTCTGGGGAATCTAATTACGAAATGATGAATGTTAAAAATTCCCTACTTGCTAAACAAATTAAAATTAATTATGTTAATAAAATTAGAATGAATAAACAAATAGTTAAGACATACAAATTTGATACTATAACAAATATTGAGAGTAATTTAGCAAATGATAATAATATTAGTATAAAAACTATTATGACTCTTTGTGCAATTGATAAAACTAATGTAATATTTGTTAGTAGAAAAACCTATTATGAATTATTGATGAATGATACTAAAACTATTTATATTATTAGAGAAGTAGAAAGTCAATCAAAATATAATAAAAAATATGGGTTTGAAATTAGTGATTTAGATTCACTAGAGCAAATTAGAAAAACATTATATAAAATAGAAACATTAGATAAACCAGTAAAAGCTTTATCATCATATAAACTTCAAGATTTAATTGATATTTGCAATAAATTAGCAATTGAAGTTAAACGTATTGATAATGGTAAAAATAAATCAAAAAATGAATTATATGAACTATTAATACAATATTTTTAAATTAATAAAAAATTGAACTATAATTTAAAAATATGTCTAACTATATATATAACAATGAGTTCTATTGAAAAACCTAACAATTTAATTTTAGAAGAAGAGCACGATTTTGGAGATACTGAGTTAAATAAAGTATTTAAAGAACTTGATGAAAAAACTCAAAAAGAAATCTTATATTATCCAAAAAAGGAAATTCAAATAGAGATTCTAAAGAATATAAGTAATCCAGAATTAGATACTTTTTATAAATCTTTGCAAGTTAAAAATAAAGAATACATAGACAATTTAAATATTCATGAGAGATATTTGATGTTAAAAAAATTGCTTCAAGAAAAAAAAAAGAAATCGGTTGGAAAAATAGATGAACAATTTATTCAGAGTCAAAAAGTAGAAGCCCCTATTTCAGAAGGAAAAGCGAAAATAACTATGATTGCGCCATTTCGCGATAATGGTGATACTTCAGAAATGAAAATTCCAGATATTGATAAATCAATTCATCCTGGTTTTGAAGAAGAAGATATTGTAGAAAAAATTGATGAAGAAACAAAAAAATTACCACCTTCAGAAGCATTTAATAGACTAATTAAATTATTTTATGATTCAAATTTATATAGAAAAACACCTCAATCTCCAGAAAATAATGAGTTAGAAGTAAGATTTGGCACAAAAGATTTAAAAGATATTAAACGCTTAACTAAAAATGATTATGATAATGTTGTAAGAGTGTTAAAATCTTTCGGTTTTAATACGACAAATCCAGTAGGAACACCTTCACTTCGTATAAGAAGCGAGTTTTTAGATAGCAATAGTGGAAGATTTAAAATGTCTGATACAAGAACTGAAATAGATGGTATAATTGGTATTGAAAATTATTGTAAGTCAAATGATATTAAATTTGTTTATAAAACACTAAGTTCTAGTGTTAATTTTATTAATAAAAAACCTTTTATAACAAAAGATGATAAAAAATTAATCCGTCCTGTTGATATGGATGATTTTAATTTTAGAGTTTCACTTCAAACAGAAGTTATAGTTAAAAAAGGTATAGAAAATTACATTTTGGACAATTGGAGAAAATCAAAGAAAGAATTTAGATATTTAAATCGTGTATCATTTGTTCATAATGAATACCCTGTAACTATTGACTTAAGTATAACTAAGAGTGGGAATAAAGGTAAAGATAATAGAGGAAGATCATATATAATTCCAGTTAATACAATTGAAGAATCAAATGTTTTCAATAATCCTGAATCATATGAAATTGAGATTGAAATTGATAATAAGAGAATTGGTCCTGGAACTAATTTTCAAACCCCAGAGCAATTATTAACATCATTAAGAAAAGTAATAAAATATGTATTAAGCGGTCTTCAAGGAACTATGTATCCTATATCATATCCAGAACAACAAGAAATTATACGTGAATATATGAAAATGATTTGGGGTGATGAATATGAACCATCTAGAAGAGTAACAAGCCAAAATTTTATTGGTCCAAATTCAATTACATTACAATTAACAAATATAGCTAGTATTGATGATAATTCGAATGTTCCGAATATTAGAAAAGATTTTATTGTTACTGATAAAGCAGATGGCGATAGACATTTAATGTATATTTCTAAAACAGGTAAAATATATTTAATTAGCAGTAATATGGATATTAAATTTACAGGGGCTAAAACATCAAATGAAGATTGTTTAAATACATTATTTGATGGCGAGTTAATTTCACATGATAAAAATGGTGAGTTTATAAATCTTTATGCAGCATTCGATATTTATTTCCATAAAAATAAAGACGTTAGACATTATACATTCTTATTAAGCGAAGATCAAGAAGACGTATATAAATCAAGGTATTATTTATTAGAAAAACTTTCATCTATTTTAAAACCAATTTCAATTATGGATTCTGGTAGTTCTAAAGAAAATATCTCTATGAAAGAATTGCTTGAGAAATATTCTAAAAATGAATCATCTCCTATTAGATTTATGATTAAAAAATTTTATCCAATGTCTTCAAAGGAAACTATATTTAATGGTTGTAAGGCAATTTTATTAAAAGAAAAAGAAGGTTTATTTAAATATGAGACAGATGGATTAATATTTACACATATGTTTTATGGTGTAGGTTCAAATATTGTTGGTAAAGCCGGTCCAAAAACAAAAGTGACTTGGGAATATTCATTTAAATGGAAACCGCCACAATATAACACAATTGATTTCTTAGTAACAACATTAAAATCTCCAACAGGTGAAGAAGTTATAAAGACGTTTTATGAAGATGGACTTTCTATGTCAAAGGATATTCAATATGATGAATATAAAATAATTGAATTAAGATGTGGTTTTAATGAAAGATATGATGGTTATATAAATGCTTGTCAAGATATATATGATGATAAACTTCCAGAATATAAACCTAGATTTGAGGAAAAACAAGCAAACGAATATGTTCCTAAAAGATTTTATCCTACAGAACCGTATGATGTAAATGCTGGTATTTGTAATATAATGTTAAAATTAGATGATTCTGGAGCAAAACAAATGTTTACAAAAGAGGGTGATGTAATTACAGATAATACAATCGTTGAATTTTCATATAATATTGATTCTAAAGAATCTGGTTGGAGATGGGAACCATTGCGCGTAAGATATGACAAAACTGCTAAACTTCGCAGAGGTGAAAAGGAATATGGCAATTCTTATAAGGTTTGTAATGAGAATTGGAAATCAATCCATCCGTCAGGTAGAATAACAGAAGATATGCTTATGACAGGATTTGGTATACCAGAAATAAGTGTTAGTGAAGATGTGTATTACAACACACCTGCTGGTAAAATGAAGACAGAAGGACTTAAAAATTTTCATAATTTATATGTAAAAAAAATGTTAATAAACGGTGTGTCAAATCAAGGTGATACATTAATTGACTTTGCTTGCGGCAAAGCAGGTGATCTACCCAAATGGATTTCTGCTAAATTATCTTTCGTATTTGGTGTTGATATTTCTCCAGATAATTTAGAAAATCGTCTCGATGGAGCATGCGCACGTTATATTTCCTCTAGAAAAATTAATAAACACATACCTTATGCTTTATTTGTTAATGGTAATAGCGCGTATAATATTAAAGATGGTAGTGCTATGCTAAATGACAAGGCTAAACAAGTAACTGCTGCTGTATTTGGAAATGGATCCAAAGAAGTTGATAAAATCGGCAAAGGTGTTGCTAAACAATATGGTAAGGGCGAACTCGGGTTTAATGTATCGTCTTGTCAATTTGCTATCCATTATTTCTTTGAAAACCCAGATACATTAAAAGGCTTTCTTAAAAATGTCGCTGAATGTACTAAACTTAATGGCTACTTTATTGGAACTTCTTATGATGGTAAATTGATATTTAATGAACTTAAAAAAGTTAAAACAGGTGAAAGTGTTCAAATTATTGAAGAAGGAAAGAAAATTTGGGAAATAACAAAAATTTATAAAGCTGACACTTTTGAAGATAATTCCAGTTCAATTTCATATGAAATTAGTGTTTATCAAGAATCTATTAATCAATATATTTCTGAATATTTAGTTAATTATGATTATTTCGACAGATTAATGAATGCTTATGGTTTTAAAGTTATTAGCAAAGAAGAAGCTAATGAAATGGGATTACCTGAAGGAACTGGTCTATTCAGTGAATTATTTATTAATATGTTAGATGAAATTAAGCGAAATAAATTTAAGGAAACATTATTTGGAAGCGCTCCTAATATGACCACAGCAGAAAAGAAAATTTCATTCCTTAATAGATTCTTTATTTACAAAAAAGTAAGAGAAGTTAATATTGATAAACTTCATCTTGAATTAGGAGAATATGATGAAGCGAATTTATTAAGGGAAAAAGAAGAAACTAATAAAGCAGTAGTTATTGCCAAAGAAGAAGAAGTTAAATTAAGACCTAAAGTTAGAAAACTATCAAAAAAAATATTACTAGTTAATGCTACTGAAGCTGTAGATGAACCTACTAAAGCCGTTGAAGAATCTATCGAAAGGGTAGATAAAAATAAAACTAAAACTGCTAAGAAAAAAACATCTACTAAAGCAAAAAAATTAATTATTGAAAATAGTGACGATGATGTTTAACTATAATTTAAGTAACATACTTAAATATTTTTTATAATATATTATAAGACCTAATGAGTTATTATATATTACCAAAAATTATACATAATATTAATGTTAATCCAAAGTGTTCAAACGAAATATGTAGTGTTTATATATCTTATTCTTTAGTTAATTATTATTCTTTGCTTAAACAACAAATTATTGATATGTTTACAAATGAATATGACTTATCAGATAATTATTTTGATTGTGCTTGTAAACTTATTAATCCTTATGAATTTATTTTTTCTAAGGTGCCCGGTTCTAAATTTTCAGTTAGTAAATTAAAACCTAAAAGTAGTTTTTTTTATGATTTAATTGAAATGTCTAGTAATCTTAATATTTTTGATTCATTTAAAATTACACATCCAATGAATTTTTTACATGTAACAAATAATTATAATGATTCTATTGAATGTTTTGAAATGTTTAGAGATAATTATCCTGATGAACATTTATATTTTGAAAATTTTAATTTAGATGATAACACGATTAATGAAATAAAATTCGATTTTTTATTTTATGAAACTACACCATCTGATAATTTTATTTCATTGATACATTCAATTATTATTATACTAAGAAATCAAAAAAATAATGGTACTTCAATTATTAAGGTTAGTGATATGTATCATAAACCAGTTATTGATATTTTATATTTATTATCTTCTCTGTATGAAAAAGTTTATATTTGTAAACCTAATACTAATAATATAGTTACATTTGATAGATATATTGTATGTAAGAATTTTTTATATCACGAAGAATCTAATAATTATTTGAAACTTAATTATTTAAAATTAAAAATCTTTCTTAAAAAAATTCAAGATAACAATGTTGTTTCAATATTAGATTTCCATATACCATGTTTTTATAAAAATAAGATAGATGACCTTAATATTATTATTGGTCAACAACAACTAGAAGCATTAGACCAAATTATTAGTATATATAAAAATAAAAATAAAATTGATAAAATTGAAAGTATAAAAAAACACAATATTCAAAAATCTGTTTCTTGGTGTGAAAAATATAAAATACCATGTAATAAATTTGCTGAAAAGATCAATATATTTTTGCCAATAATTAATGAAACTACGCAAACCTAAAATTATACTATTCATAACTTGTGAAATGTGCAAAGGCGTATATTCAGAATAACGGGTTGTTCTGAATAATGTTCCAGGAAATTTAACTATATGGTGCTGTTCGTATAATTTGTTTGTATAATTTGTTTGTATAATTTGTTTGTATAATTTGTTTGTATAATTTGTTTGTATAATTTGTTTGTATAATTTGTTTGTATAATTTGATTTTGGTATTCAGACATTTATTTTTTATACCCTTGAAGATTTACAAAATTTTTTATTTTGAAATTGTCCTGATTGTGAAAAGTTAAACGGCCATTGAGGATTACATTGAGTAGTAGTTTTATTTTTCATCAAATTTCTAGTGTTATTAGCATCTCCGGCATATAATTGATTTGCCGTAACTAAGAATTGACCAGTATTATTATAATTTTGAATAGATGCTGCATTAGTGGAAATAGTATCAACATTTAGTTTTAATAATCTGGTTGAACTAGATACGGCTCCTTGTTTAGCAAATTGGTAGTTATTTGGTTTGTAAACAGACAATTGACATCCTGCAGGATTAGTTGGTCCAGATGGAGGCATTCCTGAATAAGGATTATTTATAAATACTTCAAAAACTACTAATGCTGAGCCTTTTTGACCTGCTGGTAAGCCTTGAATCCAATCAAAAAACCCAGGTATAGAATTAATTCCAGTTGCGTTAAATTCATCAATTTGCGTTTGTGTAATAATATTTTCGTTTTTCATAATACCTATCATTTGATAAATAAATGCTAATTCAGTGCCTTCATATAATTGAGTATTTGATTGACAATTTGCTAAATATGTATTAGTCAAAGCAAGAGGTCCTCCAGGTTTAGGTCCATTATTTCCATCTACAGAATAGTAGTAAGGATTATTATTGTCATTTAATCCGTTTGTCCTATAAGATAAGAAATTGAACGCTTTTTGGTCGAAAGTTTTACATCTATTTTGAAGATATTGTTTTGTTGTTGTATAATAATTTTTCTTTAGATTTGTACTTGCATAAATAACTCTTTGTTTAGCGAATCTTTCTTGATTACAACATAACACACGATTATTACTATTTGGTTCAGGATTTTCTGAAAGATTTGTAAGATTTGGTTTATATGAAGCAACAACACTTGTTCCTTCACATGTTTTACAATTTTCGGTTATACTATCATTACAATTAATTGGTTCTAAATTATTTAAAGTATAAATTTCAGACAATGCTTCATTAGTTGCTACATATGCCATTAAAGTACCATCTAATGACATTGACATACTTGAAGTAAAATTACTATAATGTAAAAAACTAGAAATATTTCCTAAAAAAGTCCATGTTGATCCATTATCTTTTGAAATATATAGATGCTCTTTACTTGTTAAATAATTAAAAGCATATGCAAATACAATTGAACCATCACTCGAGATAAATAAATTATCTATGGACCCCATGTGCTCATATGAAAATACTGTTGGTATGTTTGTATTCCAATTTTCTCCATAATCATTTGAAAAACAAATTAAATTATTTCGCAAGTTTTGTGTTATTTGATATTGTCCATTACTCGACATTCTAATTGGATAATCAAAACCTCCTACATTAATATTATTTGATGTGTTAAATGTATTGCCAAAATCACTTGATATAAAAATATTATGCCCTGAAGTGCTAATACCTACTGCTGTAATATATTTACCATTTGACGACATTGCTAATCCAGGAAGCAAAGTATGACCATATAATATTGAAAAGTCATATAAAAAATTATATGTTTTTCCATAATCACTAGATTTTATTAAAATGTTAATATATAAATCACTAATATCATTCACAACCATGTCTGGCGATATTGCATCTATTCCAATTAATATTGTTTTTCCATCAGACGATATACATACGCTATCCATTACGCGTCCATATACATATCTAGCATCAAACTCATATGTTGTTTCTGTCCAAGTTGAACCATAGTCATTTGAAAAATATGTGATTAAAGATTGTTGTCCCATTTTATCTACAACAATTTGATATTGTCCAGATGATGATACAGCCGACCCAATAGAACCGACTAATTTTGTTAATGTTATCGGAAGATTCCATGACTTTCCATAATCACTTGATACGATTATTTTATTTGTATAAGCACTTGTTGCCAAGATATATTTTCCAGTGCTTGATAGTTTAATATTAGAATAAAAGTTTGTTGATTCAGAATATATTAAATTCCAATTATTATTTAAATTATTGCTATTAATATTAGTCTCGACACATGTATTTTGTTTCACTAAATAAGAACCAGGGGAACCCAACATATCATTAAGTAATCCAGAACTGCTACTAGACCCACCTAGAGGAATAGGGGTACTAGATCTCACAAATCTGTTTATATTATAGTTAATTAATGCATTTTCGTTTATACTTAAGTTAACATCATTGTATGGGCTATTAACATTTAAATTATTTACACCTTCGATAGAAACAGGTGGAATAAACCTACCCTTTCTATAATGTTTAATTGGTCTGGCTAAACCAAAACCTGTTTGAAAAACATTACCAGGATCATTGTTTGTTAAAGGTCTTATATGACCAGGTGCTGTTCCTACAGGAAAACTATTAGCACCTGTTCCTTTCCATGGTATATATTGTTTATTATAATATTTACTCTGATGAGTATATCCTGAAGCAGGCATTGAATTCATTCCTAATGGATAAACTGCTGATGACATTTATAATATTATGGAAGAAAATAAAAAGTAATATTATTATATATTAATGTTAACATTCATAAATATATTAATAGGGTTTTTTATATTTTTAATTTTATATCAAATAATTTTAGCAAGTAATGTAGTTGAAGGATTCGACTATCAAAACTATGATGAAAATAATCCAAATAATGCTCTCATTTTGGCTCAAAAAAATGCTGGTAATATAGAATATTTAAAAGATAGAATTGATAATGTTCAGGGTATTTTCCAACAAGTTCAAGATTTAAGTGGTAATGTCGTTGCTTTACAAAGTCAAGTAAATGGATTAGTTCAGGCTCAAAAAGATTATGCTGATCAGATCACAAGTGGAAGTGCTCCAAAAATAACTGGTGTGACAGATAGTGATAGCATTAGTGTTCCTAATACAAGTAATTTAGCAACTGAATAGTATTTTATCCAAAAATAAATATATCAGTATAAATTAGTATAATGTCTAATTTATTTGAAGAAGTATTGAAAGATGCACAAGGCGTCGAAGAAAAATTATTAGGTCCTACATATCCATATTATAAAAATATTAAGACACCATCTGACATTGGTATGAGTGATAAAGGAACTACTCAACAAATGGCTGAAAATATAAATGGATTAATTAATTATGTTGAATTATTAGTAGCAGGAGATAGTCGAGCATCAGCAACAGGTGGACCTTTAGGTAACAAATTTTTCTTAAAGACTGGTGCCAAGTGTGCTGCTATTGATAGTTGTAGCGATCAAAATGACGCGTCTACATGTCAACAAGTAGATAGATATATATATATAGATAATGTTCCAGACGGTAATATTCCATTTATTTCAAGTGGTTTAGGTGTAAATTTTTCAGAATTTAAGGGTTTAATTCCTGGGGCTATGGGCAATCTAAATGTATTAAATCCATTCGCAATTATGAGGGCATTTCTCTCTGGCTCAAATCCACCATGTCAGCAAATAACTATGCAAACTATTACATCTGATAATATTAAGTCATCTGAAACTCATTATGTTACTTTAACTGATATACAAAATATGGATCCTTGTATATTTTCAAATAACAAAAATCCTGTTAATGGAAAACAATGTAAAGAGACTTTTCAGATTAGATCAGAACCAGAAGTATTAATGCCATCAGACCCATTTGCTCAACTTTATTTTACTAGTTTAGGAGTTGTTGGATTATTTATTTTATATCGTTTAATGGAAAAATCTGGTTAAAGATAATTAATATTATTATTTATTATGGAAAGTAACAAATTATTAAAATATCTGGGTTGGAGATGTACAGAATTAACAATAAATACAATTGAATATGAATTTTACCCTTATGAATTATTATTATTTAATGATTTAAAAGAATATAATGATAAAATTTATATATATAAAAAAATTAGATGCCTAGTAGAAAATGATTTTATAATTGATTTAAAGTTTAATTGATATATTTTATAATGTCACAATATTTGAGACGATATAAAATGTAGTATGCGTGAATTATTACATCATCGTGAAAGCACTACTTACTAAAACGAGACAAAATCGCTTGGCCTTTGTTCTTTGTAAATCCAACATTTTCCTAAATTCATTATATTTATTTCTGAATTCGCATGTCGTGCTCTAAATTGATTAAATATCAAAATTCTCAAATGGATTAATTTCAATATCGCCATTTGTATTTGTTTTAACATTATCAAATACATTAGCTTTAATATTATAAAATGGATTATATGCAATACTATAAAGTGGATTAGTTGTGGTATTGGTGTCATTTGTTTCATTATTTTCATTAGTTTGATTGGTTTCATTATTTTCATTATTTTCATTATTTTCATTAGTTTCATTATTTTCATTAGTTTCATTATTTTCATTATTTTCATTATTTTCATTAGTTTCATTATTTTCATTAGTTTCATGAATTTTAATAGAGGTGTGCTGTTTTATATATGAATTAGCATATAACTTAAATAATAAATATTCATGGCTTAAATTGTTGCTTATAAAATTACATTGAATGTATTGTCCATTTTTTAACATTATATTACTATAAGTATGCGATGATATATCATTTCTATATAAGTCACTATTTTTATTGTTTAAATTATTCATAAATATTGTCATGATAGTATGATTCATAAGACATTTGATATTATTACAACAATATCTTTTTATTACAATATTATCAAGTGAATTACTATTATAATATTTGTTAATACTTCCATGAATCAAAAATATATCTATATTATCTGTAAATAAAAATGTTAATAAATTTAATTTATCATTAGCATAAAAATAAATTTGTTTATTGTTATCAATCACATTATTAAATCTATATTTTATAAATTTAAGTATTTCATTTTTTATTTTTGTTTTATTAATAATATTGCAAAATTGTTTATCAATAAATTTATTTTCATATTTTAATAAATTTAAAATCGATTTTATATTAAAAATAGACTTTATATTTAGGTTCATACTTTTATATAATATTTATATTTAATTTTTTATGAAAAAATTAAATATCTTAAGTAAAGAATTATAACAAAATTTATTAAATTTATATGTTTTTTAATTTTAACTATTTCCGCAAAGCTCACAAGTATTTCTAATCCTGTCAACTGAACTAATTGAGTCATCATCAGTCGACAACCCATGGTCCTCTTTATTAAGAATATTATTAACTGTTGATGTATTATTCATTGTAAGATAGCTATGTTGATAAATCACATTGTTACATCCTTTAATGATTTTAGTAAGTTCTGATATCTCTTTTTGTTGACTTTGAAGCATAATTCTCTGTTCTTCAACTAATTTTTCTAAGTAACGTCCGTTTTCAACGACTTGATGAATATTCATTATAGTGCGTTTAACTGGATTTTTGTTCTTCAGACAAATCCAATACTCATTAGGTGTGATTTGAAGTGTATATGGTTTGTTAAAACACATACAATTCCATAAGTCAACACAATTCCTACTGACATGCTTACTATTACTATAACAACCATCACCATTCAGAATAGGGTCGCTGAAGTGAACAAATGCTGACATTACGTTATCGTCAATATTCTCACTAAATCCAGGTTTCTTATTAATTGGAATGAAATCAACGCGTTCAACAATTCCGATACTAAGTTGCAACATAATTGTTTTAATTGAATCCTCGGTATGGATAGTAGACATACGAGGAATATAAATACTTGTATAAGAGTTCATTCTTGTGATATAAATATGTTTATACCTTTAATTTATTATGGGAAAACCATTTCAATTTTTTAAGTTTAAAATAATAAAATATATTTCTAAGTGAAAGTTGGCTCTTTAAGTTCTTTTTACAATTTATTATATAAAATCAAATGTTTTCGAAAAACGAAAAGTATTTTTACTTTTTCAAAATGGACAAAAAAAATGTCCAAAATCGAATAGTCAAAAACACTCTTACTGACAAAAAAAATTGTCTTGATAATAAAAATTTATGGTGTCATTTTTTACCATAAATTTTTATTTTGTTATTGTTATTTTTTTATATTTTTTGCGGAAAATGATTTAGGGATTTTTTTGTTCTATTATAATAGAATACTTTAGAATGGAAAAACTCATTAAAATCCCTCAAGTATATAATTGTATTTATTGTAACTACATCACGAGTAGTTTTAAAGATTATAACAAACATTTATCAACCAATAAACATATAAATAGAACAAATTTGAACAATTTAGAACAACTAAATCCTGAAAATCCCAAGGAATATAATTGTAATAAATGTAATAAATCTTATAAAGCAAGAAATAGTTTATGGTATCATCAACAAAAATGCTTTGAAACAACTAAAAAACTTACTGAACTTGATAAAGATGAACTCATAATAACTCTTCTTAAACAAAATGCTGAACTTATTAAGGGACAGCAAGATATGATTATTAAATTAACGGAGAACGGCATAACCAATACTACTAATAATAATACTACAAATACTCATACAAATTCTCATAACAAAGCATTCAACCTTAATTTCTTTTTAAATGAAACTTGTAAGAATGCAATGAATATTACTGATTTTGTAGATTCCATAAAATTACAACTTAGTGATTTGATGGAAGTAGGTGAGATTGGATATGTAGAAGGTATTTCGAAAATAATAGTAAAAAACTTAAATAACTTAGACGAAACAGAAAGACCTATTCATTGTACAGATAAAAAAAGAGAAACTATGTATGTAAAAGATGAAGGAGAATGGAATAAAGAAGATGAAAAGAAAACTAAGCTTAAGAAAGCTATTACAAAAATAGCAGATAAAAATATCAGATTACTTCCTCAGTTTCGAGAGAAATACCCAGAATATAATAATTCTTCTTCAAAAGTATCAGATAAATATGATAAGATAGTTATCGAAGCGATGACTTCAGACGAAGATAAGAATGAAAAAATTATTAAAAATATTTCTAAGGTTACAATAATCGATAGTTGAGCTCTTTAAGTTCTTTTTTCAATTTATTATATAAAAAACAAAGATTTCGAAAAATGAAAAGTATTTTTGCTTTTTCAAAATGGACAAAAAAAATGTCCAAAATCGGATAGTCAAAAACACTCTTACTGACAAAAAAATTTGTCTTGATAATAAAAATTTATGATGTCGTTTTTTACCATAAATTTTTATTTTGTTATTGTTATTTTTTTATATTTTTTGCGAAAAAGCTTAAAGTTTTTTTTCTATTTCCAATATATGGAAATTAAGGAAATAAAAAAACTTGATAAAAACTTTTTGAAATATTATTGTATTTATTGCGATTTTAAATGCTTTCAAAAATGCGACTGGGATAGGCATATATTAAGACCAAAACATTTATCCAATGTATATGGAAATGGAAAGGAAATTAAAAAACTTGAAAAAACTTTTTTATGTGATTGTAACAAAGAATTTAAGACTAATGCAGGGTTATGGAAACATAAACAAAGATGTAATCAAAAACAAAAACAAGAAAAAGATGAGCCATCTGACAAAGAGCTTATGTGTATGTTAATTAAACAAAATTCTGAACTAATTAAAGAGCATTCTGACATTAAAGAAATGATTTTAGAAATTGTCAAAAATGGCAGTCATAATACTACTAATAATAATACTACAAATACTCATACAAATTCTCATAACAAAGCATTCAACCTTAATTTCTTTTTAAATGAAACATGTAAGAATGCAATGAATATTACTGATTTTGTAGATTCCATTAAATTACAGCTTAGCGATTTGATGGATGTTGGAGAGATTGGATATGTAGAAGGTATTTCGAAAATAATAGTGAAAAACTTAAATAACTTAGATGAAACAGAAAGACCTATTCATTGCACAGATAAAAAAAGAGAAACTATGTATGTAAAAGATGAAGGAGAATGGAATAAAGAAGATGAAAAGAAAAGTAAATTGAAGAAAGCTATTACAAAAATAGCAGATAAAAATATAAGATTACTTCCTCAGTTTCGAGAGAAATACCCAGAATATAATAATTCTTCTTCAAAAGTATCAGATAAATATGATAAGATAGTTATCGAATCGATGACTTCAGACGAAGATAAGAATGAAAAAATTATTAAAAATATTTCAAAAAAAGTTATAATTGGCAAAAATATTTAATCAAATGAATCCAAATCTAAAATACTATTTTCAGGCCCTTTACTTGCTAATTGTTGAGCTAAATTAATAATTGTATGCTTATGTGTATTGACTTCTTTTTCAAGCTTTGCTATAATTATTTTTTGCGAATTAACAATTTCTTTAAGCTTTTCGCATTCTGTAAAAAAATTCATTTTATTTGTATTTAAATCTGATAACCATTTTAGATGTGTTTTTGATTTAATATGTGAAGAAAAACTTTGTCTACTATCAAAAATATGATCTTTTCTAGCACCACAAGGACATCTTAAACCATTTTTAAATTTACTTGATGGTGGCAAAAAATCTGCATAATTTCCACCACCATCTGTATTTGGTTCATATATATCTGATTCGAGAGATAAATTCATTATTAAACTACATTAATGTAATAATAAATTTTTAAGTTCATTTTTTATTTATTTAATCTCTGTGTTTACGAGATTTATTACGTCTTTGTTTTCTGCTATATTTTCTTCTTGATTTACCACCAACCGAATTATGAGGTTGGGCAGTTTCACCAGAAAATGGAGCAGCATGACTTGCTAAACCAGTTGTAGGAGTATTATCCTTAAATCCTCCTTTCATACGACGTCTTTTAGTTCTTCCACCATATCTAGCATTTCCATATCCAGAAGTTCCATTTCCGCTAATTCCATATCCAGAAGTTCCATTTCCGCTAATTCCATATCCAGAAGTTCCATTTCCGCTAATTCCATATCCAGAAGTTCCATTTCCGCTAATTCCATATCCAGAAGTTCCATTTCCAGTAGTTTTTTTATTTCCAAACCAATCAAACATGGACCCTGAACTAGATCCAGAAGAGCTGCTAAATGGATTCCAAGAATTGCTTCCATAACCAGATGAACTACCGTAACCAGAACTACTAAAAGTGCCAGAGGTACTAGATGTACCAGAGGGACTATCAAAAGGCCACATACCTCCGTTTAATCTCTTCTTATTTCTTTTTGGCATTATATATTACAAAAAGAAATTAATATATAAATTTTTAAGCTTTATTAACAAATTTTTTATAAGCATAAAAAGCTGCTAAAGCACCTAATATTTCTACAATAATATAAGGAAATACATCGGCTTCTGGTAATTTACCAGCAGCATATAATGAAATTGCTACAGCTGGATTAAACGCTCCACCGGAAATAGCTCCACCTAACATAACAGCAACACCTAAAGCAGCACCGATAGCCACCCAATTACCAGTTGCGAAAATAACATAAACAAGAAACATTGTGCCTAAAAACTCGACTAAATATTTATTCATTATATAAAATATTTATAAAATAAATAATTTTTTTTATTTAATAATTTTGACGAACAATTGATCCCCATGCGCAAACTTGTCCATTCCTTAAACCAGTATTTTCAATAGCACCTTTTTTTTTAGGTGCTATACATCCTCCTGAACGAGCTCTTCTTATTGTTGAACGCGTTCCACTTGGATAGTAACTTTTACTACCAGTTGGTGCTGAATTAGGTAAGTTGACTTTATAAGCAGTTTGACCAACAGCATTGGCTTTAACAATATTAACATACATAGATGATGGTATTGGTGGAATATAATTTGTATGTGATGATACTGGCAGTTGTCTTTGAGAAGAATTAATAACATACGCTTGAGGAACAGACATTTTTCCTAAAGCGATTTGTTGTGCCTTAACTGATTGGCTTATAGCAGTTCTTAAATATTGTTTTCTCATATTTGAATTCATTTCAGCATAAACAGGTTCTTGAGTTGGATAAAATTGTGGTGGTGTTGGTCTAATACCTGTTAAAATTCCATAACTATGATATGGAATTTGACATGGTGTTTGATTTGTGCTTAAAGGTCCTGTTATAGGAGCATTCACATAATTATTATAAGAAACTGAACCTATATTTGTTGATACTGCATATGGAGTTGTCATTATATATATCAAAATATATTTTATTTACACCTTTGGACATTTTTAACTAGATTAGGTGTGCCACAAAATAAACATAATTGAACTAAACTATTAGGTTCAACGATGAGTGAATTATTTTTTTTACATTTACAACACTTAAATATTCCGTCTAATTGACATATTTTAGAAGCATTGAAATCTGTTTTTTGATATAACATTTGAAGTCTATGATTATTCATAATTGTATATTACATTCCTAAAAAATATTTTTACACCCTATATAAGTTTAATATCTTCTAATAGCTCTAATAGCAGATTGGTTTGTATGAGATTGATCACCTCCATATGTAAGATCATTATAATTTTTATTAACTGCTTTTTGTTTTAAATAAGTTACATAATCTGAACTATCATAGACATATTTGACATTGCATGCAGAAGCAGGAATATTGCTTAATAATTGAAGATTGCTATATGTAGCAGATGGAATACATGTGTCTTGAACAGCACCAAAATGATTTCTCAAACCTCTTAATCCTGGTCTACTTTGCGGGGTTTGACATGAACCTCCACACGAATAATTTAAACGACTTAATAAATCACCAGCGTTATTAACTGCTCTAAATGGCGTTGTAATAGGTTGTTTTAAATTATCTCTTCTTAATTGACTAGGATAAGTAGTATTCCATGCGTTTTTTAAAGTGAAACGAATATGTTCAAATTCAGGATAACGCTTATCTACATTTTGGGTTTGTTGTGGCATATAACCATTTATTGCTCCACCAGAGTTACCAGGTCTAACAACCAATGATTTAAAAGCTACATTAGTTCCATTTATAGGGCTTGTATATCCAACAGATGTCGACATTTATATAATACAATAGTAAAAAAGTTTTTACAAACTTTATCTAAACATAATAAAAATATTAAATTAATATATAATGTTCAACTTTCTTTTCTTGGTAAGTGCTATTCTTTTAATTGTAATTGATTTTGTTTACTTAAATGTAATGAAAAGTTATTTTGATAACCAAATTAAGATGGTTCAAGGCACGCCAATTAAAATAAACTATTTAGGAGCAGCGCTATGCTATGTATTTTTAATAGTTGGTATTAATTATTTTATTATTAAACCACGAAGAAGTATAAGCGACGCATTTTTATTAGGTATAATTATTTATGGTGTTTATGAAACTACTAATTATGCACTATTAAAAGATTGGTCTATTTGGTCTGTTATAATTGATACATTATGGGGTGGTTTACTTTTTGCTGCTACAACTTATATTATTAATTTATTACGCTAAAATTTAATTATTATCAATTTACATTTTAGCGATTAAGAAAATTAAAATAAATTCTTAACATATTTTATGAGTACTGTTAAATATAAATTTCAAAGCCAAGATGACCTTTTATTTTATATATTAAATGCTGTTGGTCATGACTTTATACATGATTTTAATAATTATGGACGAATGGGGAAAATTTTAAATTATATAATGGGTTTAGTTCAAAACGTAGTATCTCCACAAGAGGTTGATTTAGTTAGTCAGGCATTTTCACCCTCGATTCAAGCTTTGGCTGTAGAACAAGAACGCGATATAGCAGAAAATAGTGATAACCCAAATTCTGTGAGAAATACAATTATGCTTCCTGTAGGAGTAGAAACGAGTAGGCCTGAATATGACACACAAATAGATAATCAGAATATATTTGGAACTGAAATAATGTTAGCCAATGGAGTAAATACAACTACTCCAAATCCTCAAAGTCCAACAGATAATCCAGTTGATGATTCAACACAAACACTAACAATAGAAGAACTCTATGTAAGTCAAATGGAAGATAATTTAATATCTGAACCATTACAGCCAATTAATATTACTGATTCTCAGATAACATCACAATCTCTAATTCCAGCTATTGTTAATGAAAATATTAGACTTTATAATATAGTTGCTGAAACAATTCCAATTGAAAGGGTCACTAGAACAACTACAAAAAAAATAAATATCATGCAGCGTCTAAAAGATTTTATTCAAGAAGGCAAATTTTTAATTATTAGTAAGCTTAGGTCAGCTTTTATTACTAGTTTTCCAGGAAGAAGTGGTGGTGGAGTTAAACGTAATAAAAAACAAAAGGGAGGAAACGGAATTGATATCATAACAAGAGATGATATAATAGCATCAATTAAAGATATTATTGAAGAGATAAAGGAGACTACCCCAGAAAATTTACAACTTATCAGTTTTTTTGAATATATTATGTATTCATATTTAAATTTATCCATTCCGGGAATCTCTCCACTAGAGATATTTAATAATAGTTTAATAGAAGATAGTGCATCTATATTTATTGTTGGACAATGTAAAAATACAGATATTAGAGAACAAGCAAAATTGTGTTTAACAGCATTATTATCAGTTTCTGCTACAAGTCAAGATGTAATAAAGGAATATACACCATCATTAGATAAGGCTAAAGGACAACTTAATCTTTCTAAATTTATGGCAAGAGGTGTTGCGCCTCCTCGTAGGGGAATTCCTACTTCTTTAGGTAGACAGCAAGGCGGTAATAAAATTATTGTTGGAGGAGCTTTTAATGGAACAACTTATAATTTGCCGGAAAATATATCAATATTTCAACAATTTGATAGTATAATAGAAACTTTTAAACAAACAAATCTATATATAAATTATATAAATTGTACACTTTTACAAAATCTAAGTAATATGATATTTGTTGGTCAAATTTATTCAGAATATGAGAATTTTATTACAAGTGCATCATATATTCAAGGAAAAAATGTAATAGAACTAATTGTTGGTAAACAAATGTTAAATGTAAAAAGAACAATTATTGAGAATAAAAAAACAGCTTCTAATAAAGGTGGAAGAAATGCCACAAAGAATATTCAAGAGATGGTAGATACTATCACTGATTTAATATTTGTTAAAACTATTGATGTTTATAATGATGTAAAAAATAGAATACAAGCAAGAAGTGAAGATAATGGAGATGGAAGTTCGATTTCTGGTAGTGCAAAAACTGCAGTTCAAAGAGTTTCAAAATTAGTTGCTAGTAAAATACTAGCATTAACAGGCGCATCAAGTTCACCTACAAATTTAGATTCGCCTACAAATTTATTAGATTTAAATAAACAAATTGAAATATTAAACAATATAGCCAAATACGATAAAGGTTATATAAGTGCAGATGATGTCTTAATTACTCATTTTATTCAAACATATGGAACAAGTACAGGAGGTAATATTTCTTCTGGTAATAATACACTAACTCAATTGGATAATATGTTTAAATCATGTAATAAAACAAATTGTCGTGTAATTAATAATGCGGTGCCACAAGCGATGAAAGAAGCAATTTCAACAATTGTTGTTTGTCCTACAAGTTCAGTATGTGATGGTATGGGTTCTTTTGGTAGCTGTGTAAATCCAGCCGGTAAAAAAGAATACGCTAATATGAATTTTTCAGTTACAGCAAGGGATGTTGAGAATAATTTTTATTATGGACAAACTAATATAAAGAAGGATTTAACATCTGTAAATATAAACTATGGTATTAGCTATAATAATCTACAAATATATAATTTTATTGATATAAAACTAGATTCACAGCCAATCGTTTTACAAGCAAATTATGTTTTTAAAAATTTAATAAATAGAATTATTGAGCTTTGGAAAACAGCACCAGGTAGTAATATTGATGATTTATGGGACCATTTATATGGAACAGATTATTTTTTATCTATTTTAAAATTAGGAACTCAAAAAGCTGTTGGTGATATATTTCAAGAAATAAATAGCACATTATCTAATGGAGGATATAGTGTTGAAGTCCAAGGAATCCGCACAAAAAATACATATGGATTAATGGGGGATAGACCTTCTGGTGTTCGTGTTTTTAAATTATTAAATAATTCAGATTCCGGTAAAAATCCAAAAGCAAGCGGTGGTTTTGTTGGAGGTAATACAACATTCATGTATTTTTCACAACCTTCTACAGGTGGAGGTAATAAAATAACAAGAAAACGAAAAAATAAAATAACGAATAAATATTATAGACGAAGAAGTAAACAAACAAAAAGAAAAAATAAAAATAATAAAACAAAATAATAGTATTATAAAATTTTGTATATAATGTCCAAAGGTGTAAGATTTATCCTTCTGTTAACAAACGCGGTGCGATATTCATTGTATTCAATTCTTGGAATATTAACTTACAAGCATAAGGAATTTCTACATAAGCAAAGTCTGCTCTATTACCGCAAGTATGACATAAGTGGATGTGCATTTTATCATTATATGATGCGATAAGTCCACATTTTTTACAAACATATACTGAATATTTATCTGAGGCATCATACATTCTTCCTCTAGTAAATCTAGAAGCGCCATGTGAAATCATACAATCACGTTCCATTTCACCAAATCTTAGTCCTCCGTCTCTACTACGACCTTCGGCAGGCTGTCTAGTAAGATTAACCATTGGACCAATAGAACGGCTATGGGACTTATCATTTACCATGTGCTTTAAGCGTTGATAAAATACAGGACCCATAAATACACTACATTCAACTTGTTCGCCAGTTAATGCATTATATAATAATTCATTGCCATGAGCTTCATAACCAGCTTTTAATAGTAGATCACAAATTTCTTTAACATCAAAGTCGCCAAATGCAGTTCCATCACCAAATAATCCAAGTTCAACTAATACTTTACCAAGAACAGTTTCTTTTAATTGTCCAATTGTCATACGAGATGGAATAGCATGAGGATTAATAATCATATCTGGGACTAAACCACTTTCCGTATATGGCATATCACATTCCGGAATAATATTACCAGTAGTTCCTTTTTGACCATGACGACTAGAGAATTTATCACCAATTACGGGTTTTCTTACAACTCTAGTTCTTACTTTAGCAAAATTATATCCTTCGCCATTTCTATCAATATAATTTTTATCAATATAGGTTTCTTCAGTAGTTTTGTATATTTTACTTTGATCTTCATATTTAATAATTTTTGTATGATCATTTCTATTTTCTTTGATAGGTATAACCTTAGCAATGATAACATCACGATTTTCTATTAATGTATTTTCTGGAATAACACCTTTAGAATTTACCTTATTGTAGTTACCCATTTTAAGACCTTTCGTCTTATTAGGGTCTGGTTTACATCTAATTTCTTCATCTCCATTAATTTTCTGTTTGTCTTCATCTTTTTCAGTATGATAGACAGTTGTTAAAGCCATGCCCCTATCAATAGAACCTTTATTAATTAACAATGAATCTTCTTGATTATAACCAGTATGAGTCATAATTGCTACGATTAATTGTGAACCTGATGGAATTTTATTAAGATGAATTAAATCCATAATACGGGTTTCAACAAGCGGTCTCATTGGATAATTAAGAATATAGGCGGTCTTATCCATTCTATTTTCATAGTTTGTCACGTAAACACCCATTGCTTGTTTACCTTGAGCACATTGATATGTATTTCTAGGTGATTGATTATGTTCCGGAAAAGGTATACAAGATGCTAATACGCCAAACATAGTTGATGGATGAATTTCACAATGAGTAAACTTTTTCAATTTATTCTCGATATTAATAAGATCTTTTGGTTTTGTAGCAATCATAGACCAGCTTTGCTCTTCTGGATCGATATATTCTAAAACAGCATCATCAATTTTAGATGATGTCAATAAATTATCCCAATTATATTCACCAATTTTTAACTTATTTAAAATATTATTAGTAAGAATTATATTTTTATTTTTTACGCGTAATAATGGTCTAGTTAATCTTCCACTATCATTACAAACTCTAATTTCCTTTAATTTATAATCAAATATTATAGATGTATAAATATTAATAATTCCTTTGGTTTTTTTATCCTTCAACATCAAGTATAATTCTTCTGGTTTATCACTAATACCAACCCAGGCACCATTAATGAAGATCTTTACTTTATCATAAATCATTTCACTTGTTAAGCTTTTTTCATCGATTTTTGTAATAATTGGCATAATATATTCATATAGTGGCAACGAATTGGAATAAATAGTCATATGAGTCATATAAGCTAAATTTTTAACAATACCAACAGATTGGCCTTCAGGAGTTTCAGCCGGACATAAGAAACCCCATGTAGTATTATGTAATTTACGAGGTGGCACAAGTTTTCCACTCTTATCAGTTGGAGTTGAAATTCTTCTGGCATGACTTAAACTGGATACGTAATTAAGTCTATTATATACTTGAGCAACACCTACTTTATTAGAACTGCTATGTTTAATACCAAAATCGCCAGTCGATAATGCTCGTTTAATACCATTTTCTATAGTAGTTGACTTTATAATTTTATAAATATTTGTTAAATTGATAATATTTATATAATCATCTTTTGAACGCCATGAGCCAGTATTAATTTCGCGAATTACTTGTTTTTCCATATCCTTAACAAGTTTATTAAAGTAATTTCTATACAAATTGTTAAGAAGTGTTCCAGTTCCGTCAACACGTTTATTTAAGTAAGAGTCTCTATCATCTTGTTTAATAATTTCAAAATATGCCATTAATAACTTATTAACCATATATCCTAAGAAATAAATCTTTTGCTCCATGTTATGACAATGTGGAAACAAATCATTGTTTAGAATATCTAATGTAAAATCATGTTTCTTCTTAGCTCCGGTTTCTTTGTCCATATTAATTGGAGTATACATGGCAAAACTAGTAATATATTTTATACATTCTTCTTGAGTTAAAAACTTATCGGAGTCGATTACGGATGCTTGCAAGGCTTCCAACAATTGTTTATTTTTTATATTATCAATATCAAGTAAAATTTTCTTACAAATTTCCTTATCTGAAATAATGCCTAATGCCCTAAATACAACAAATAATGGAATAGGTTGTTTTACTCGTGGAATTTCAAGAACAATTGGATAACCAAATCCATTATTTTTAGATGAAATAAGCATAGAAATCTGTTTTGGCGAGATACACTTAAAATCAGGAACAGATTTAATTTCAGCTTTCCATAAATACTTGGTATCATTCTTTTCCACATTAAAACAATAAACGCGATTTTCAGCGGCTCGTTCTTGTCCTAGAACTGTTTTCTCAGAACCATTAATAATGAAATATCCACCAGCGTCAAATTTACATTCACCAGTTTGAGAATTGTCAAAATGCTTATATTGGTTTAATACACAAATATTAGACTTCAACATAATTGGCAATTTACCAATATGAACACGAGGAATGGTCTTGTAAAATGTTTGTGTATTTTCTAAATTCTCACCATTTCTAACAATATATTTAATATTAATATCAATAGTAGTAGAAGCCGCATAAGTAAAATTTCTAAGACGCGCTTCTTGTGGAAACATTAACTTTATAGCTCCATTATTTTCATGAATTTGGGGTCTATAAATATTAAAGTTTTCAAATGTAATAAATATTTCTAGGGCATATTTTTTAGATTGAGGGTCATAATCTTGTTCTGACGCAATATGAAGAGGATTAAACATTTCGATAGTTTTAATAATTTGATATCCTACAAAATTATTGTAAGATTCTAATTGATGTCTAACGAACCTTTCGAGTTGTTGACCTTTGAAATAAGATTCAATAATATTCCAAGGCGTTTCAATATAAGGTTCGTTCTCAATATCAAATACCTCATTTAAATTAGTAACACTCATTGTTGTGGCTGTTTGGTTATCGATACTATTTGACATCATTTATTCGGTTATTTTATATTTCAATTTATTTTTAAATTGTTTATATATATATTTAGATTTTGTTGCATAAAAAATTCTTTGATTAAATTCTAAATATGACAATATTATAATATATTTTAAATAACATAAAATTAATATTATAAGAATATGTAATGCTGAATAAACGTAAAAAAAATATAATAGATCCGATGAGAATAAATAATTATAATAATTTTTTATGCACATTAGATAATTCAATTAAAAAACCAAAATTACAAGAAATAAAACAAATAAAACAAATATTGAGAACAGATGAAAATATTAAAAACGAAATTGATAAAATTATTGAAAACATAAATAATAATTTTAGTTTAAATAATATATCTTCATCTAATTTTACTGGACAAACACAAAATGATATTTCAATGTCAAATATTGAACCAAATGACCCTAATAAGTATATTGATTTTATAAATAAAAATTTAAATATTAAAAACTATAAATCAGTTGTAAATATATATCCTCTTAAAAAGGAAGAAGTAAAAGTCGAAATTGGAAAGACAATAAATATTGAAGTTGAAATTAATAATATTTCGGATATATTAAAATTAATTAATACATATAAAAACGATCCAGCAATTAAATATAATATTGACATTAAAGCATTACATAATATAAAAGAACCTCTTGAGGAATTAAATAATATGATTGGTATGAAAGATTTAAAAAACAATATAGTTGATCAAATTTTATATTTTGTTCAACATTTTCATAAAAATAAAAATTCTTCAGGTGAATTTTTACATACAGTTATTTATGGACCACCTGGAACAGGTAAAACAGAAATAGCAAAAATAATGGGTAAAATTTATAGCAAAGTTGGTGTTCTTTCAAACGGCACTTTTAAAAAGGTCACTAGAAGTGACTTAATTGCTGGTTACTTAGGTCAAACTGCGTTAAAAACAAAAGATGTTATTAAAGAATCATTAGGTGGTGTATTATTTATTGACGAAGCTTATGCTCTTGGAAATCCTGAGAAACGTGATAGTTTTGCAAAGGAATGTATTGATACATTATGTGAAGCTTTAAGTGATAATAAAGAAAATTTAATGGTAATTATAGCAGGATATGAGAAGGAGCTAAAAGAGAATTTTTTTGATTTTAATCAAGGTTTAGATTCGCGTTTTACCTGGAGATTTAAGACAGATGAATACACTGCTGAAGATTTATATCAAATATTAATTAAAATGGTAAATGATATTGGTTGGGAAATTAATATAGATTCAAAAATAACGACCGATTGGTTTAAGAAAAATAAGGATTATTTCCAATTCTATGGTAGAGATATAGAAACTTTATTAGCAAAAACAAAAATAGCACATAGCCGAAGAGTATTTTGTCTACCTGAAATATATAAGAAAAAAATAATATTAAAAGATTTAGATAAAGGTTTTGAAATTTTTCTCAGAAATGATGACATAAAAAATAGAAAAAATGAAAAGGAATTTAAAAAACATTTGTATAATACACTTTATAGTTAAAAAATATATATAATTTTATTTTATATTTATAATAAATGTCACATAAAACTATTTCTATTAATCCATCGTTATTTAGTGTAGGTGGAAGTAAAACTAAAAAAAATAGAGAGAGAAAAAATAACCCTACTGCTGTGCCATTAATATCACCAAGCGTTTTAAAAAATAAACTATTAAAAAGAATTAAAGAACATAAACAAAAAGAAACCCAAAATTTAGAAAATAATAAAAGAAAATTGACTAACATCGAAAATGATTCAATAAAACCAAAAAATGAAATGCTTAATTATAACGATGAATTTACAGATTCTATTAATTATTTACAGACATTATCTAAACAAAGGCTAATTGAAGAAGAAAAAAGGAACACGGAGTTTTTAAAAGAAAAACAAAGGGAAGAACTAGAGAGAAAAACAATTAGAAATTATCATTCGATGGGAGGACAAAATTTAACTCAAGGACCTGTTATAAATATTGATTTACCTGAAGAATTAATACAACCAGTTATTCCGATAAATACTGAACCATTTTATATAAAACCAAAAGATGAATTACCCTATGGTATATTAAAAGGTGGAACAAAACCTAGCTATAGAGAATGGACAAAAACACAAAAGAGTAATATTGTTACAAATCCTAATGTTTCGGTAATTATTCAAGGCGGCAATTTATCTTCCGAAAAAACTGCTAGGGAGAATAGATTAAATTTATTAAAACAAAAAATAAAAAATAAAACAGCGGAAGTATCTATTGATCCATTAACAAGTGAAAATTTAATTAAAAAACCACTTGACACACAACAAACTAGTCAGCAACCAATTATTTCACAACAAACTAGTCAGCAACCAATTATTTCACAACAAACTAGTCAGCAACCAATTATTTCACAACAAACTACTCAGCAAAATGGCGGTAAATTAATTGCAACAAAACATATCACAAAGAAAACAATTAAAAAAAAATATACATTAGGTAGATCTAAAATAAAAAAGACTGTTAGTGTATTAATTAAAGATAGAGGAACAAGAAAAAAAGTATTAAACGCTCAAAAAGATTTAAAGCGTAAAAATATTAATGATATTAAAACATATTTGAGGGAACATAATTTAATTAAAATAGGTAGTAATGCACCAAATGATGTATTAAGAAAATTATATGAGTCAGCAATGTTATCAGGAGAGATAACTAATTCAAATCCTGATATTTTGTTTCATAATTTTTCAAAGGAAGACAAAGAGTTATAAATTTCCAAAGGTGTAAAAAATAATCTTTGTATATTTTAATATGGATGATTTTATTAATAATAGATTAACAGATAAACAAAAAGATTTTTTAAATAAGCTTAAAAATAATATAGATGATGAGACAGAAATTAGTTTTTATGGAAGTATTAAACGTTTTGATTATATACGAGAAAAAAGCGATATTGATATTGATATATTTACTAACAACGAAAATAGTATTATTAATAAACTATCTAGTTTTTTAGATATAAAAAAAAATAAAATAGGTAAGGTTGTATATAAAATAGATAATAAAGTTGTTCATGGTTATAAATTAAAATATGAAGATGATAAGAATAAAGTTTTTGTTGAATTGTCAATATATAATTTTAAATATAAATATTTAGTTAAGAAACAACATGAA